CCGGATCTGCCTGAACTGTCGTCAAACCCGGATCTACATCCCTCATGGAATTAGGCCAAGAAATAGCATCCAGTAGATTGTTGATCCTTGCCCCAGTTAATTGCCCCGCGCTGGTTCCCGCCACGGTAGAAATCTGAGCGTTTTGAGCCAATCTAAAGGCATCAACTGCGTTAATCGTAGTGTAAACCACATCTCCCACCGCTGATTGTGGGGTGGTGGTTGTGTAAGAAGTAATGAAGCCGCTGAAGACTGGGTAGGTCACGCCGCTATAAGTTGCGGTTATCTGAACCTTTCGCATCGGTGTAAGAAGCTGATAATAAGGCCCTCCAGCGTTCATCGGATTGAAATCACCGTTCTGATCAACAATTCGCAGCGAAAGCGTGCCAGTCTGGAATTGGTCTGCCTGGGCATTTCTGCCGCGCTTAGTACTAATCGAGTCCACCACATTTGAGACATCGACGATCACTGAGGCAGAGTCAGCCAGGATGTTCGTACCCAGAATGCCCTGATCTAAAATAAATGATTGTGCAAAGCTAGGTCCAGTGCTGAAGTTAATATAGGCGTTGATCACTGGCATTGTCATGCGGGCAACGCTCCAGCGTAGGTTGTCAAGTAGCCGCGCCGTGCGATTTCATTCAGAGCAGTCTGCACCGCATCCACAATTGTATTTTCATCAGCCATAGATGGGCCAGTGTTTACCACCACGGTGACGGCAGCCTTGGCATCCACATTGGCATCTTTTCGCTGCTCTGGATTGTAATCGCGACCAGGAACGAGCGCGGGTGTGCCGTCAGGCATCGCAGGCGGAATATTAGTTGGCGGCACATAATTACGGTCAGGTTGTTGGCCTGGATTAAATGTAACCCCGGGAACACGGCCCGTGATATTAGTGAGCGCAGTAGCTGCTGAACCCGCTGAAATAGCCAGGTATTTTAAAGCATCGGCTGCTTTAATTTCTTGATCTAGTTTTTCTTTCTGGGCCTTGACTAAAGCATCATTGGCGGCTTGAGCAGTCTTGCCAGTCTCATCCAGGATGGCTATCTGAGCCCGAATGCGGGCCTTTGTCTCTTCATCAGTGGCCTGGTTTAGAGCTGCATTTAGGCCTATGCGCTCTAGATCAAACTTCTCCTTGAGCTTGTCTAAGGCTGCTTGATCCTTCTTCATCTGGGCTTCTTCTTTAGTAGCTTTATTCTTAGCGGAGAGCATGCTCAGCTCATCAGCTTTGGCCTTTTTCAATTTGAGGGCCGCCGCTTTATCAGCTTCAGCCATATATTTATTTGCCGCTGCGCCACCGAATTGGCGGCGCGCCAACATGTCAGATTTAGCATTAGCTTCGTTAAATTCGCGTGTTTGAGTGAATGGGTTTGTGCCCTTTTTGTTATAGATGAAGAACCCAGCAATTGTAGCCAAACGCGTTAGTTTTACGATTGCGTCACTAATGCCCTGGGCGAAGGCATCAATTCCTTTAAGTGCGCCTTCAAATCCGTTGGCCCCGCCTAATTCAGTCATTGCCTGAAGTAAGCCTTTGCCAATCGTCTCTTTGGCATTTTCGGCTGCAACCGTGAGTTTGTCTAACTTGCCAGCATAAGAGTCTGCGGCAACCGTGGCCTGGCCAGCCGATACCTTAGCGACCTGCTTTAGGATGTCTTCGAAGGACATTGCTGCCAGTTGAGTCTTGCTTAAACCTAAGCCGTATTTGAGGAGGCCACGCGTATTTCCCGCATAAGCCTTGGATAAATCAGCAGCTACTGAGATGACATCAGAACCACTCAACGCACTGAGATCTAGCGCAGTTGCAAGTAAATCCTGCGATTGTCTCCAATCACCAGTGGTAGTAACCAGCTTCTGGAAAGCCGGGCGCAGCTGATCATCGAGAACTCCGAACTGGGCCTCAAGCGTGCTTATAAAATCTTTGATTTGTGGGTTGGCGTAACTGAGGCCAAGATTGTCCAGAGACTTAGCCAGAACCTTGGCGGCTTTGTCATCTGCCGCAAATGCCTTAACCGAAGCCTTGCCGTAGCCCAGGAGTTTTTGTGCGGCAAATACGCCCGCAAAGGTCTTGCCTAATTTTTTAACGCTCTTATCAAAGCCAGTGATTTGCTTCTGGCCCTTTTGCAGTGCCTTGCCATTCCAGGTAGCAACCGCATTAACTAGTAAGTTAGACATTAGGCCCCCAGCGCATAACCTGATTGAGTTCCAGCACCACCAGCGGTGTTGAATGTCGTCGTTGCCTTATCGATTGCCTTGATTACACTCAGGTAAGCTTTGCCCTGATCCTGCTCCCAGGCCTTAAATATTAAACGGCCACGCTCTTTGCCCTTGCCGTATAGAGGCCCCATGGATCCAATGAATATTCTTCCAGCCTGAGGGTTGCTAGATCGGCTGACATCCCGGCCTCCACCCTTAGGGCCGACCCACGGTTGTCCATCAGCTCCAGACTTACGCCCGGCAGTCTCATAGATTGCTCCAGCCGCTGAGTTGTTGGCAACATAGAAACGAGCTGCAAAGCCAGCCCTATTGACTCTGGACTTGCCCTGGCGATAAACGATGCCACGCTTGACCTCTGATGCGTCATAGAGCGGGAACGCACGAACACGCCCGCCAGTATTAAAGACTGGTGCGGCTGAGGGCTTGTTCCCCTTTTCCCAGCCGTATAAGTAGCTGGGATAGGGAATAGGTACATCGCCACGGGCTTTATCACGAATCGTTATCATTGCGGCTTTAATTTCTTTGTTCATCTCTTTATAGAGAACCCCATCAAACTTACGCATGGCCTTAAGAGTGGGTTCAACGCCGCTTATGTTTACTGGCATTCGCCCTCTCCTTCGCTCGATCATTCAATACTTGAAGCACGGCTTTAAACATTCGTTCGTCTAACTCTAAAACATCATTGGGGCTTAGCTGCAATTCCACCGCTAGTGAGGCCACTAGGTAGGTGAAACTCCCCCGATCTATTTTTTTACAGGTTCGTCATCCAATACTTCCACTGAGATCAGAGTCGTCAAGAACTCTTCGCTGAATGGAGGAATGACCTCTACGCGAGAAAGCGCGTTATGCGCCAGCCAGTAAATGTCACTCTGCTTCTCTTCGTCCCGGAACTGCTTATGAATGCCTTTGCCTGTGTACTTTTCAAACGCATATTCAACCACTGGGGTGATCGGAACGACCACATCCCCAGAGGCCCTGGTGATTTTCAAGCGTGCCATTTTTTGCTCCTTAGAATGCCACTGATGTTGAGACAGTGACTGTTGTGTTCACGGTGAATGAAATGCTGGATGCAGCTTCATCGCCAACCCCACCTGTGCCCACTGGGGTCAGGTTGTTGACAAAGATTGAGAACTGATAAGTGGGATTAGTCGCGCTCACGGCGGTTCCCTTTACAGTGATCATTGAGACGGCCAATGTTGTGGCAAAGGCTGATTGTAGAGTGGTCATAACTGCGGATGCGCCCCAGTCATTAAAGAAGTCGATTTGTAGCGTTGCGGATTGTAATCCTCCCACTACCTTATGAGAGAGATCACCCATAGTTGTGACTTCCAGCTCATCTACGATTTGCGTTAAAGTAATTCCGCTGACATACGCACTGATGTCAATCGAAGGGACAGTTGGCGCGGCTGCGGTTGCGAGTTTCACGCCAACATTGTTATTTAGATAGATAGCCATTTAGTTTTCCTCGGTTTCTGTTGTCGTTGGCTTCGCAGCCTTTGTATCCTTGATCTGGCCGACTTTGACAAGCCAAGCCAAATTCTCTGCGTTTGTTTCGCTCATTTTATCTCCTATGACCAAGTGGTAAGAACGGTGATATTAAAATCCGATGTGAGCATGGGCCCGCTCGGTGCATCCAACACTGAAGGAGCTGATGCGCCGGTGATGTTGAATACCAAAGCTGATGAAGCTAGTTTATTAAAGACGGCCACGATGGTGCTTTCCATGCCGTTCAAATTCCCCTGGTTGTCTAGATAAGGAACCGTCATGATAATCTTAAAGTTTGCCATGCAAGCGATAGAGGCTTGAGAGTTGTTAGAGGGCACAAGGTAGGGATCACTTGGTGCAACTATCACTGAATTTGCAAGAATTACTGGCGGTGGGAAGCTGAAGGTTGACCACACACCAGCATTGGCCAGGGCCGCCGCTATCGTTGTGCGCAGGGTTGTAAGAGCTGCTGGAGGCATCGGTCATCCAACCATTCCCGAAGGTGAAAGATAAGGGGCAAGAAGCCCCCGAATACTTGCCATTAAAGTGTTGGACATTCTAAATGGGCTTGGAGCATATCCATCAATTCCCATTCCGCCATTTTGTGTAGCTTGTCGAGATTGCCAAATATTAGTGGCAAGCATGAGTGAGGCTGAGCGAATTGCTGCGGTTGAGGCATATGACGCGCTTTTATGGTCCGGACCAGTCATCAAGCCATAAGGTTGAACTAAGTGGATCAACTCATCGGTGCCAGTGCTTGCGTATTGAATGTATTGGTATCCAAGCGGATAAACCCAGCGGCTTGGAAGATAAGGCGCACTTACTGAGGATGGATAAGGGCTGGTGCTGGTGATTGTCTTTGATCCATTAAAGCCTGCGCCGCACCCGCTTATTGTCACCACTTGGCCCACTACGAACTGGCCAGGATTGGCAATGATCGCCGTGGCTACATTTGAAGAACGCCCCGTGGCCACAATCGGAGCGGTGTTAAACCAAAGAAAAGAATCAATAAGATCCTGAGCAGTCTGACAACATTCCTCCACAGTCGCGTCTGTATAAAGTGTGCCAATTCCAAGTGAATCGCGTAATTCCTGCATTGTCGTGTATGTCGCTGCCATGATCATCCTTCCTTTGATAAGGCTCACAGAGCCAGGGCCTCCTAGCCCTGTGAGCGGCTTAGGGTTTTATCAGGTCAAGTTATAGCGTTGCAAACCACCGGATACCAGTGTTTTTGTCGCGAAGTAACCGTAAAGCATCGTGCTAATTTCACCAGTCGCAACAACATTCACTGAGAGCGTTAGCTTTGGTGATTCGTAGATGGCAATGCTCATTGGATTAACAATGAAGGCTGCGTCATCGATTGTCGTGCTGACCATGTTTTGATCAACCCAGAGATCTAAGCCCATCATGTCGCCGCGCAATCCGCGTGGTGTTGATTGGCCGTTAGCGTTCATTGGAGAAGCCGCGTTGAAGATGCTTCGTCCTGTTGTGTCCAAGCTTCCAATCAAAAGTGACCAGACGCTTGTGCCTGCAATGAATGCAGTTGCAGTCTCACCGCTTGCCGCATATACGGCTGGCGCAGCTTGTGCGACATAAGCCTGAAGTCCTGCGATAGTTGCAGCTTGTGCAGTTGATTGAGTTCCGCCTGAGACAATCTCGGCAATAACCGCAGCATCAGATGCCTTGGCGTAAGCTCGGAGACAGTTCTCATACATAGCTGAATAAAAACTTGGATCTGATCTATCCAGAAGTTCTGTGGAATAGACTTGTGTACCGGCCAGTTTGACCACAGTGGCGTTTACATAGCTGGAGACAATCTGAGTGGCCGCAGTAGATGCGCCTTCAGCAACGGTAGAAATTGTGGCGTTTGTTGTGATTTTTGGATGCGAGATTGTCATACCTGAAGGAGCCAAGGCGCGCGCTCCACCTAGTGCATCGATTGTTGGGCGTGACATAACGGATGTATCGATGACGCTGGATACAAACTGTGTAGGATTAAAAGCTGGGTTAGTAGTAAACGAGTCGTTTGCTGCTTCGATTTTCTTAGCTTTTGCATCGGCTGCGCGGATGTAATCGCGTGAAGTATCGTCACCCATCTTGGCTTTGATTGCGTGTTCTAGGTACTGCGCTTGTGTCTTAATTGGTGAGCGAACTTCGCCTACTAAGTAAGATGCTGAAACGACTGGGCGTGAGGCTTCCACAACGGGAGCCTCTGCCGCAGTTTCTGGGGCTGTTGTTTCATCGGCTGTCGTCATGACTGCCTCGCTTTCTGTTTGTTGGATTGTTTCATTTTGCTCCGCTTCGCCTTCGCTTGCGGCAACACTGGTGACGATGGCATTCTCAAAGGCTGGTGATTCAACCAGGCTCACTTCTATGAGACGCGCAGCCGTCACTAGGAGGTAATCGTCAGTCGGTAGAGATGAAATTACTTCCACCCCAACGGATAGCCCGCTGACTAAGTCCTCCGCAGCCAGGGTTAAATAATCGGAACCCTTGCTGCTACTTGAAATCTTAAAGGATCCATAAATGAAATCGCCATCCTTACTAAAGGATTGAGCGCGGCCAATTGGATCATCGGCTCTGTGTTGCGCGAGCAACTTAATTTTGCCTGGTGACGGGATCTGTATTGAGCCGCTCTCAAAGACAACGGCCCCAGCGGAAGTGTTACCCACCGCCCCGTATTCCATAATTTTGCCAGAAATGATCCGGCGTTCGCTATCAGCCGCCTGGATTGGCGTGCTAAAGGTTAGCTTCATGATTGATCTCCGTTCGGTGATAGGTCTTCCATCATTTTGGCTTGATCTAAGGTAATGAGTTCTAGCTGCAGCATTTTCTCTATGACCGCCAGGCGTGCCGTTGCGTCAGCTCGCAGGAATGTCTCATCGGAGGCAAAGCGCACCACATTATTTGCGTTCGTAATGTCATTCATGCTCAGGCGATCTTCGATGGCACAAACAAACGGCGCGAGAGTGTACGCGTAGAATTCTTTTCTTGCGTCAAGAACATTTTGGTATGTCATGCTTTTATTTGCATCAGCGGAGGCCATGTACGCCGGAACATTCATAAGCCTGCATATTTCCGTACTAAAATCCTGTTTTGCTTCCACATACATCATATCTTTAGGAGAGAAGGATGTTGTCTGGTAATCAAGCGTTGAAGTCAGGAATGCAGTGCCTCTACTATTTCTAGCGGCCTTCCAAGATGCGAGAATGCCTTGTACCTGCGCTTCAGGAAGATCCGCACCTGAGTTCTTAATAAATCCCGATGGGATTGGCGTTTGTGCAGCTATTGCACTGGCCTTCTCAAGATCTAGAGCTGCGCGAATAGTTCTT